ATGGCAACTCTATTTTAAATCTATTACTCATAGTAATAACTACTTCATAACGACCAGCAGGGATAGCTGTTTTACTATGCACTTTTTTAGATTGAATTTCAGATAAAGGCATAGTGTCTAAAAGTCCTCTGTCTATATCTTCTAAAGTATAGCAAATAAATTTGTCATTAATAGACAGCTCCCCAATGGTGCTATCTTGTGTTCTTGTTTTTCTAGTCAGTAATATTTCCACTTTAACAATTTTTACGTATTCTATAATAAGCAAATAATCCTATTGGTATAAGCAACCACCACAGCCACATTAAACTAAATCTAGTAGTTTCTCTAGAACCTGTATCAATATTTATATCTGTATTCACATGCACACTATCTTTTACAACACTATCTTTTTGTAAAAAAGTATTTATGCTTTTAATATTGTTGGTATTGGCTTGTTGTTGTTTTACAGCTTTAATTTTCTTAATAGTGTTTTTGCCAGGGTTAACTTTCACATTGCCTATACTATCATATGTAATAATAACACTTGCATTACTAGTATCTCCTCCATCAAATTCAACTTCAATGGCATTAATGCTAGTTAAAGAAGTACTACTATCAATTTTGTTATTAGAAACTACAACATTATTAATAGCAGATGAAGTAACAGCAACACTATCCTTTTTAATATCTGTAGTAGAAAATGTTTTTTGAACACTTCTGCAACTACAAGCTAGCACTATAATTAATAAAATTAAATTTTTCATACTTGTTCTGGTTTAGAATGTTCGTCAGTAGCTTTATTTTTCAAGTAATAACCAAGTACTAATAACATGATGTTTCTTAAACCATCAACAGTACTTTGTGCAGTAGGGGTAAGGTCTACTTTAGTAAATATGCATTTAAGCGTAGCAGTCATCCATACTCCAAGAATTACTGCTATAATAATGTTTAGCATGTTAATTTTAGTTAACTGCTTTAGTAAGTTTTCAGGCATAAATTATTTTTTAGATTTCCAATTAAAAAAGCTTTTTAAATATTTTTTAAAACCACCAGCATCAATAATTTGTAAGCGAATATTGTACACTACGTATAATAATGAAAGGACTACAAGTAAGCCCCTAAATACATCTAAAAAATGTGTTAAAAACAATAAACCATTTAAAGCAATAACTACTTCTGTGCTGTGTGTCATATAATAATGTTGTTGATTCATGTTACAGTATAAAGCTATTTGTTGATTCATTAATTGATTTTTCAACAGTAGATGGTGCTTTATAAACACTACTGTTAAAATATGTAGAAAATTTACTATCACTAGCCTTAGCATTCAAAAACTCTTTAAGCTGCTGCATATAATTAGCAGCAGTTTTCCCTACACTATTTTTTAAATTAATAATTTGATTATCAGTGGCTGCTGTTTCATTAGGATTAATTATATCTGTATCATAAGCCAATACAGTAGTAAACCCTTTATTGCTTATTTTAACACTTAAAGTTTCACAAGCCTTTTCAATAGTTTTATGTGCAGCAGCTTTCTTCAGCAATTTTATTGCACTTAAAGTATCGGCATCTGAATCATTGTAATTTAAAAGTTCAGTATAAAAAGCTTCAGTTAATTCGCTACAGATAAATTCATCTGTAATAGTTTTCAATGGTATAACGAGTTCTTCAAAATTTCTGTGTGGCTGATAAATTCTATAATACTCTGTAAACTGAGTACCATTATTAAATAACAATTTTCTATTATCTAAAACACTCCAGTTTAAAGAAGATTTATTAGCCCATAAGTAGCTAATTAAAATATCAAGAGCTGCACTTGAAGAGTCTGCAAAATATTCTCTTACTTTTTCAAACCCCCATTTGCTTATAGGTTGGTAATTTTCACTAACGCTAACATATAATCCTTTATCTCCAACGGCTGCATTTATAATTGGCAGGTCATTATAATAAGTCATAGGCACTACAAATTGCCTAGCCAATTTTAACAGCATATTATTAGAATCATTATTGTCTGCTGCTGTTTTTAAATTATTATAAATAGATTGCCCAATTAGTGGAAGCAGATATCTAATTTCAGTAGCTTCAAAATTGGGTAATTCACTGTTTTGATTACTGTAATTAACTTTTACAAATTGTTTAACAGTTTGAATATTATTTACTAATGCCATAGTTAAGCTGCTGTTGATTTAGTACTTTTGCCAGTATCAAGCGTGGTAAGCAAACCACTTTTGTATCTGAAAACTAGTTTAGGAATAATTTGTTTTTTTTCTCCAGTTACCTTGTCAGTAATAGTCATTTCTTTTTCTAGTTTTTTGGTCCAACCATTAAACTTTGCTACTACATCAAAAACCTCAAGGTTCATTTTTCTTTCTGTTTCCATCAGCATCATCAGCACTAAAAAAGCTTCTCTAATATCACTACCACTTCCAGCACCACCACTTGCACCATCACCCAATAAATTACCACCCCAAATGGCAGGGTTAAAGAATTGAGCAAATAATATTTGCTTGTCTGCTGCAGCATTATCTGGCAACATTTTGCCTTCTTTAAATTTATCTTCAATAACTTCAATTAAAATATCTTTAATTCTTTCTTTACTAATAGGGTCATAATAACTACCACTTACTAAGCTTTTGCCAGCATTTTGTTCACCAGTAAGCCATTTGTCAATTTCGTTATATTTTTTAATTTGATAATTTTTTTTGTCATCAGCTGTCATGGTATCCCAACCTGGTACTTTACCCCAATATGTATCATTAATAGTTATCACATACTTAATCAGCATTTGATTTTTATTAATGGCTTTCTTTAATGCAGGAATACTTCTAGAAATTTTAACCCATTCTTTAGCACTTTTCCACAAAGGGTCTGGGTAATATTGCTTACCATTGATCGTAAGCCTATGCAGCATGGCAAATTCTGTGGCAGTGTTACTTTTTTCTGTTAAATCTTGCACTTCATATTCTTCTTTTAAAACAGGAATTTTTATAACCTTTTCATTATTTTCATCACTAACAGATTCCCAATCACTACATAAAAATAGATTTTCAATAAAGTTGTTTTTACCTTTCTTTCCTAGTCTTGCTGTATAAACATCTGTGGCAAAAACTCTATTTATTTTTACATTGTTTATATCGCCAGCAATAGCACTTTTATTTAATAAAAATTGTGTAGAGCCCCATCCATAAGCCAGTAAATTATAAATACTTTTATAGCTATATTTATAAGTATTATTATTCCTAAACCAATCGTTAATTTCTTCGTCTTGCACATGTTGCAAAACCTCTGTTCCATCTTCATTAACCCCAATTTGCAAAAAAGGTTCAATGCCTTTGCCAATAGCCATTCTTACCTTACTAGCAATAGAAGCATTTAGCACACCACTATTTTCAATATCATCTGCCATGAATTTAGGTTCAAGATTAGTATTACCCCAAGGCACATATTGAGTAGTAAGTGTTAAATTAGCATCTGGCAAAGGTTTAGCTATAGAAGTGTTACCTAAGTAAACTGCATTAGTGTATGTGCTAAACCCTATATCTCCAACAAAATGGATATCATTCATTATAGTACAATTAAATTGTTATACCTGCGTACCAAACGAATATGTATTTTATACATTCGTTTAGTATTATTATCAACTATATTTCTAGTGCAATTGCTGTAATGATTGGGGTTTTTAACTACCTTATTAGTATTAGGGTTGGTGTTTGCTAATTCTTTCTTTCTTTCTTGAGTAGTTTTATGGTTGTGTTTATAACATTCATCCAGTTCTATCCACTCACCACCAGTTTTTTTTTGTTCGTTATATGTAACAAAAGCAATACTAAATCTATTGCCTTTATTCATATCTTCCAACATATTTTTTAAAGTAATTGACCCTTGCATTACACAACAAAAATGTTGTAATAAAAGCAGGGTTGAAAGGACAAAAAAAACGGACAAAATTTGTCCGTTTTTTTAAAGTGTCATAATATTTTTCCGTGCAAAGTTGCTGGCTTTTTCTAAAAAATTAGAAGTATCTGATGCTCCTATACCATTAAACTCCACTACATTAAAGTTTGGCAAATTAAATGTTACAGAAAATGCACTATTATTTTTGCTAGTAACTTTAGCTTGATGATTAGGCAATAATTCAATAACCATTTTTTTACTATTGCATGCACGTTTGCTTATTTGGTAAGGCATAAAACAAAATTAGCACTATTTTTTAACTCGGCTATATTCCAAACTATCTAATAATTTGTAAATAGTATATAACCCCTCTGTATTGTGTTCGCCAATTTTAACTTCACCTACTTGATAACCAGATGTGTCTATTTCATTTAAAGCACATTTAGCAAAAACAGCTTCAACCAAATCATTTTTATAAGAATTAGCAACAGGAATAATTTTATTTAATAATACTATTGCTTCTTCGCTAAATTCAAAATTATTAATATTACTCATGGTTACCTCCTTTTGCTGACATTTCACTTTTCCAGATAGGCAATTGTTGAGCAATTAATTTTTTATCAATATTGGCAGCTTGTTTAAATAAAAGTTTTTCTTGTTTTTTTAGTTCTTCAATTTTTTTGTAGGTGTCTGTTTCTTTTAGTTCAGCTTGTAGTTTTTCAATTTCTAGTTCAGCTTGAGTTTTTTGTTTAAGCAATTGCATACGCTGAGCATTGGCACCATGAAAATGGTTATACAAAGCTTTGTAGCACTCCAACTTATATTGCTGCAATTTTGGGCTATTGCTTTGCAAACTAAATACCCAACCATAAATAAATTGTTCTGGCAAACAAAGCATTTCATAAGTCTTCCCATCAGCTCCAGTTGTCTTGGTTTTACAAGACAACTGACCAAGAATTGGGTCGTTGAAAATTTGCAAATTTTGGTGTTTGTAATTAATCCCTAAAGCTTCACAAATTGGCTTTACTGCCACCCACCAAGTTTGGTTGTTGTGGGCAAGTGTGATTTCTTTACCATTAATAATAATGGTGTTGTTTGATGTGTTTTGCATTTTTAAAAAATTTATAGCCTGTGGGTTGGGGTGCAAAACACATCAAACGAAATCGAATGAAGTTAAAAGGATTGACTACCTTTTCCCCAACCAACAGGCTTTGTAAATAATAAAATTTAATGAAACGTGATTCCATCTTTAATGTGTTTTGCATTACAAAAATGGAATAAAAAAAGCTAACTGCAAAATTTATTTTGAGTTAGCTAAATATTTTAGGTGAGTTGTAACATGAAATGTTGGACAGTTTTTTATAGTGGTGTCTCCACTTAGTATATATTAATAACGTTCAATTAAATAATTTAGTATATTAATCTTTCCTTTCTAATAACTTTTTCTTTTGTGCATCAAATTCTTCTTTGGTTAAAACTCCTTCATCTAAAAGTTTTTTTAATTTTATTATTTCATCTGCAACACTAAAAGAATTTTTAACTTCAACAATTAATCCTTTTTGCTTTGGCCTGTATTCTTCTGGAACAATTATTTCACCAGCTGCAATAGCATTATCAAAGTCAGCTTCATATCTTACTAAATCTGCATTTTTTAAAACTAAAGTATATTTATAACCAAGTTTCTTGTTCCCTATTTTTCTAATTTTTAGAACTTCAAAATTAAGCCCAGAGTAAATAGCTGGCATTGCATTTTCAGAGTTAGCAGCATTAGGGGCATTGCCATTATATCTAAAAAATGAAGTGATGCTTATAAAAATAAATTTAAATGTACCATCAGGATTAGACCCTGTTCCCATTTTAACAGTTTGCCCTTTTTTAAAAACATAACCTAAAGTAGTTACAACACTATCTTGAAAATTTTTTATTGAATCCTGTTTTTCTTCTTCTAGTTTTTTTAACTCCATTTGAGTATATGGGTCATCTGCTTGACATATTGAAAACAAAGGCAATAACAACCCAATTAATAAAATTTTCTTCATTTTCTGTTTTTTGGATTACGAATATAAGAAATAATGCATACACCACCAATCCAAGCCATTATAAATACTATGATTTTTATAACCACCATATTGCAAAAATAGTATTATCCATAAGCTGCTTCTTTTAAAATATCATTTTTTTGATTTCTGGCATCATCAATTTGTTTAAGACTAATTATAGCTTGTGCATCTACTTTTAATGGTTTATCTAATTTGTTCATAAGAACTGCAAGCATTTGTTTCATTTCTTCATCTTGCTGAATAATGACTTGTGGGGCTGTGTTGTTGCTTGCACCAGGTAAAACCCCACCCGTTGCAAAACTGCGTAAACTATATGCTGCTTGGCTAATGCCACTAAAATTAACTGCTTGGTAAGGGCGTTGTTGGTAGGCTGGTATATAGCTAATGCTTTTGCCACTATTATACATGCTGCTATATAATAAAGCATCTGCCAACTGCCTGTTATTGGCAACTGTGCTACGGCTTAGTATATATTCTCCTCCCTCAACTTCTGCTTCTTTTTGCCCAGTAGTTGGGTTTATTACTGGCATGCCACCTTCACTATGTAGTGGACCAGTAAGCCTACCACCTTTGCCATATTTGGTACTACTAATAGAAGCAATTTGTGCTGCAGTAGTAGCCACTGCAATAGCAACATTAATAGCTCTAAATGCACCAAGGCTTAAAATATCCAAACTTCCTGGTCTTGCAGCTAATGTAGATGTTATGGCCATAGCACCATTAATAATGGCTTGTGCAATTTGTAATCTTTTGTTACGCTCAAATTGTTTTTTATCTAAAGCTTCTTTTTTGGCAGCTTCTTCTTTATCAATATCAGCTAGTCTTTTTCTGGCTTCAATTTCACTAATAACTTTTTGTTGTTGAAGTTTAGTAATATCTTTCCTACGCTTGTCGTTAGCTGCAATTTCTCGGTCAAGTGCTGCTTTTTCTCTAGCATTTCTAGCATTGTTAAATTGATCTAGTATCCCTAATGCTTGCTGAAAATAAGTTAAAGTTTCATTAATGCTCTTAGTTGCACTTTCAATGATAAGCTGGCTTCTTTGCTGTTCATATTTTTCAACAATCAGTTTTTTCTCATTTTCAGTTAACTCAGTATTAGCTAATTCTCTTTCTTTTTCTATTTCTAATAATCTTAACTGTGCTTTGAGTCTTGCTTCAAAATTTGGTGCAGTTAACACGTCTAGTTCTGCCCCTGCTTTTTCATTTCTGTATCTTCTATCTGCTCCTTTTTTTTCATCTTCAATTAATGCATCAGTAGTTTTAACAGCGTCATCAAGCCTTTCTTTGTTTAATTGTTTACGCAAAGCAGCCAATTGTGTTTCTGCTTTTTTACGTACTTCATCAACTACATATTCACTAGAAGAAATTACTTGTAAGCTATCAATTTTGTGTTGAAGATTTTCAATATCCAGCTCGCGTTCTTTTTGTTGCTCTTGTTGCTTGGTAATTTTTCTGTCAACATAGCTTTGTCTTAATTTGTCTTTTTCAAGCTGTGTTTGTTCATCAATTCTAGTAAGCTGTTCTGCTAAAAATCGCTCCTGGTCTTCTTTGTCTTGTTTAGCTTTAGCTTCACGTTGTTTACGTGCATCTTCATCTAATAAATAGGCAACAGCTCTATTTTTTTCCTTTTCAATTTGGAGATAGTTTAACCCATATGCTTTTGCTTCTTTAATTAATGCATCATATTTTTTTATGATTCTATCAATTTCCTTTTCATCTGCTTTTTTGCCTACTTGCTCTAATTCAAATTGAAAGTCTTGTAGTTTTTTAAGAACATCAGCTCTTTTTGTATCTTCTTTATCAGTAAATGGGTTAGAGGATGTGCTACTATTTTTTTTGTCTTTTGTTTCTTGTTCTTTCCTTTCCTTTTCTCGTTGAGCAGCAGCAGATTTGGCATTATTAATAGCTTCTTGAACAGCATCACCATTTAATCTTTTGAGCTCAGCTTGTGTACCAAGAATTTTTTGTTTTACTTCTCTGCTTGTTTCATCTATTTGTTTAATTTCTTCTTGAGTTGCTTTTCTGTAATAATCTTCTGTGTATTTACCTCCACCTATATACTCTCCTTTTACTTTAATACTGATGCTTCCAGTTTTGTTTCTTTCAGCTATCATTTCATCTAATCTTTTATTCTGAACTTCTAATTGCTTTATTTCTTTTTCTCTTTCAATAATTGCTTTTTCATTAACAACTTTTAATCTTGCTTTTTCTGCTTCAATATATTCTGTTACCCTATCTGTACTAATCCCAATAGCATTTCCATATTTATCAACTTGAGTAATAGCACTTGGTAAAGTTTCTGATATGGTTTTTATTATAGCATTCATTTCAGTTTGCTCTTCTTTACTTCTTTTGCTTTTAGAAGTCAACTCTTCATACCTTGGCAATAACGGTTCAATGTTTGTTTTTAAGTGAACCATCTTTTGTACTTGCTCATCAAACACCTCATTGGCAGATTTAGTTTTTGCAGTTAAATCAACCATATTTTTAACTGTTTTACCCAAATAATCTGCTAACCCACTACTCGTAAACCATGATGAAATATTTTTACCTAATTTTTCTAAGTTGGCTGCTAGGTTGTTGTTTTTCTTATTAAACTCATCTGTAATACTATTATTATTTTTTAAAGCATCTGTAGCAGTAATAACTTTTTTACTTAGTAGCTCAGTGTTTGCTCCTAACTTACTAATAACTTCACCTGCACCACTACCATCTGCATCAATTTCTTTTAAAATACTGGCAAATACAGTATTGCTTGAACCTGCTTTTTTTGCTCCTTCACTTACTTTATTAAATGCTTCTGTAATATTAGTATCAACTAATCTTTTAAATTCTGCTGTTGAAACGCCAGCAACTTTTGCAAATTTTTCTGGTTCGGCAGCCATTTTTTGGTAAAGCTTTACAATTGCTGTACTACCACGTTCTACTTCAATACCTAGTTCTTGAAAAGTTGCAGCGTATCCAAGTATGGCACCACTGCTTACTTTAAATGTACCTAATACCCCTGAAATTCTATTAGCAATATCAACAGTTTTTTCTCCTTCAGCTAAACCTTCTGCACCCAATACATTAATAGCGTTACCAATTTTAGAAACATCATCAGCATAATTGCCTGTTTTAATATCTTGTAAGTTGTTTCTTAATACAGATACTTCTTTAGTAATTTGTCTTGCACCTCCACTAAATTCATCTCCTAAAGCCACTACTATTTTATCTAATGCAGCTACATTCTCTTTATTTACAGCTTCTCCTATTTGCCCTAATCCAATTGCCATTTCTCTTAAATCAGCTGTTGCAGTTCTTGTGTCAATTCTGCCAATTTCTGTATTTAATTGAGCAACTTCTTTACTTGTTTTGTTTGTTGCTTTTTCAATATCACTTAAGCTATCACTCAATTTTGCATTGCCACTTACAATGCCACTAACATAACCACTAAGGCTTTGCAGAGCTCCTTGCACTGTATTGCCAATAACAACACCTAATGCAATACTTTTGGCATTTGCCAACCAGCTATTTTGGGCTTTTTCTACTCCATTAAAACTATCTCTTAATTGATTAAGTTGGTGGCTGCTTTTTCTAAACTGTTCAAACTTGGCTGCAAATTCTGGGGCATCTTGGCTAAGGTTTTTAAGTTCGTTTCTTAAACGGCTTACATGTTTTTCTAACTGGCTAAAACTGGGGGTTAAACCAGCATCTATTTGTTGCTTTACTTTGGCTTGGTTATCGGTAGTTTCTTTTAGGCTTTTATTGTAAGCATTAATTCTAGTGCCAAGTGTATTGTATTCATTTTGTAATTTAGAAATATCTTTACCTGCTGCTTCACTTTTTTTTATTTCTTCTAATAATTTAGTTTGCTTTTTACGTGCATCATCTATTTTATTAGAGAATCCATCAGCTTTAATTTGTAGCCTTTGCAGTGCATCTTCTGCACTGGCTTGGTCTATATATATGTGTACACGTTTATTGGTAACGTCTGCCATTTTTATTTAATATTTAAATTGTTTACAATGTAGTTGCCAAGGTTATTGGCTACTATATTTCCTAACTGGTCCATGTTTTTATCAACAATAGGATTAAACCATTCTTTAGCTGCACGAGGATTATTTTTTCCATGGCCACGGCTTACACCTTTATGTAAGAAAATGGCACTACGTGGCATTTTAAAACTAATTCTATCAGTTACATCATGTTTTTTTCTTATGGTAGCTTTTAAGGCTTGTGCAAGTGGCAAAGGGTTTCGGCTATAGCTATAGTGTTTTATACCTAAACTATTTATATTGCTTTTAAGTTCAGATTGAGTGTGGTTGGTCCAATCTTTTATTTCATCATTTAAATTATCAATATCTTTTCTTAATAAACTCATAATAAAAAATGTCCTGCCCTGGTATTTCCAAGACAGGACATTTATAGTTTTTCAATTATTTAATCTTTATTTGTTATCTACTGGTGCTGGTTTAGTTTCTTTTTTCAACTTTAAATGAGGGCTTTTTGTTTTAATTAAATTATCAGCCACATGTAAAGGAATATTTTCTAAAGCACCACTATAGCCTTTGCAGTGTAATTGAAAATCTTCTTGAGTAATCATTTCATATTTATCTGCAACAGCTTTAACTGTAAATTGTTTTGCCATTTTATTTGAATTGATAAATTTTAAATAGAGGCGTAAGTATGATTACTTACGCCTGAACCAAAATTAGTATGAGAAAATTAAGAGGTACGTGCATCAATAGCACCATTGTAGAAGAATTTGCTTGTTGTTGCAAACTCTAATTCACTACCTTTTTTACCACTTTCTTTAGTGCCACTTGTAAAACTTCTTTTTTCACAAATAGCAGGACTGCATGCACAACCTAATTGAATGTAGGTAGCATCAGTATCACAACCTTGTTGAATATGAATAATTAAATCTTCATTCATCAAGTTAGTAATAATTTCTTCTTGCTCTGCTGAGTCTCCAATAAAGAAAGCTTTAATTTTATATTTAGTGCTTAAACTTTCAGTTTCACCAACACTATCACCCATGCCTTCTAAATCTCTGGTTCTAACCAAAAATGGAATAGCTTTTTTACCACTTGCCCAAACATGGTCATCATCAATTTTAAATTTTTCGCCAATTACTGCAGGGCTGCTTAATGCAGGTACTTGCAATGTGGTAAAATCTGCCACAGGAGTACCCCAAGCTTTGGTATAGCCAGTTTCTACAACTACACCTGCTTTTGTCATTTTTTTATAACGATTTGTGCTCATTTTTATAAAATATTTTTTTAGTTAATAATTAAATTGCTTCAATTAATTCACTGTTATTCTTAACAAGAAAAGCACATGCGTCTTTATCGTTAACAATATCTTCGGCAGTCATTTTTTTACCTTTAATAAAAGCACTGCTTCCAATGAATTTGTATTTATTTTCTCCTACTTGAAAAGTGTGATTGCTAGAATTAGTTTCTTCAGTTTTACTACCTATTTGTTGAATAGTTTCTTGCAAGCCTTTGTTTGCTGCTAAAATTTCTGCATTTTCTTTTTCTAATTTTTCAATTGCTGCATCTTTTTGTTGAAGCATTTCAAAAATTTCTTTAGAAGCATCTGCAGGATTATTTTCAACAGCTTTAGAGAATGCTTCAATACCTGCTGCTATTAAGGCTAATGTAATTATTTTTTTTGACATGATGTTTTTTTTTGAAAGGCAGGTAGTTTTATAATTACCTGCCTTTATGATTAAAAAATTGTTTTACGCTTGATCATTTACTGCTAACACTTCTAAATCTCTAATTTGAGTTGCACCACCAAATCTTAAACTCATTTCTAAAAAGTAGTGGTCTTCTTTAAAGAACATAGATGTGCTATCTCCTAATTGGTCTGTTCCAAAAACTAAGTTATTAGCTGGTGTTGCAATAACTCTACCACTACCACTTAACCAATTTACTGGTTTAATAATAGCTTTTTTATTGCTTTGTGGTAAATAAGTTACAGCTTCAGTTTGTGTGAAACTTTTATACTTTTCATCAATATCTGCCAAAAGAATTTCGTAATTGTTTTGTGAACAATACAACATTACATTACCAGCATTTCTTACTGTTTCTGATAAACCTTTGTAAACACTTTTGAATTGATCAATAGAATCTCCTGCAGCAATAGCTCCTGTGCTTACTGCACTTAAACCTTCATCACTAATTGCATAAGCAATTTTTTTGCTAAATCCTTCAAAACAAGCTAAGTAATCTACACGTTCCCATTTGGTAGTATCAGTAACAGCATTTCCTGTATTGCTATTAGCTAAACTTCTGTAGTATTTTACTGGAGAGCCTGTTTTTACTAAAGCACCTAAAGCATAGGTAGTGCCACTTGCATAGCTAGCAAAAGCAGCTTTACCTTTACCATGGTACAATGCCATTACCATTTCTTCTGCATTTTCTTTGTTGATTGCATCAAAAACAACACTTGCAAAAGGGATTTGTTCTTTTTTGCCAACATTGGTTGCTAAAGATTTAGCTAATTCATCAGCCATCCAAGTATCTTTATATTTAAGAGGATCAATCAACATATCACGTTGAATTAACTCTAAAACAATTTCTCTTTCTGTGTAATTAATTTGTCCATCTTCGCTAGCAAAAGTACCTGTGTATGGTTTTAACCCTCTCCCAATGCTAAGTTTAGTGAGCTTTTGTTTGTTTTTAATATTGGTTAATACTTGCACGCCATCTGCAGCAAGTGTTAACTCTTTGTACATTTTTAAAATTAGCTGCTTATTGTAGGTTCCAAGATAGGCTGCTAATGCTGAAACATCTGGATTTGCCATTTTTATTAATTTTTTTTTAGTGAGTAATATTTTTTTTTAATAGTTATGCATTAACTATTAGCTTTTAATAATTGTTGTAATTCAACGTCTGCACTCATGATAAAGTTTTGCTCTGTACCACCATTATTAGGGTCTGCAGCAGCAGTTACTACTGTAGGGCTACCTGCATCTACTTTTTTTAGAGTATCAATAGTTTGTTTTTGCTCTGCTATTGTTTGATTAGCACTAGCCAAAGCTGTTTCATTTTCAGATACTTTAGTTTGTAGTGCATCAAACTTTGCTTGTAAATCAGTTAAGTTTTGATTTAAAGAAGCAACTTGCAATTGATTGCTTTCTGCTTGTTCAGCAAGTTCAACAAGTGCTATAAGTCCATTTTCAGAAATAACATGCCCTTCTGAATCAGAGGCAACACCTGCCATTACATAAGGAATGCTTGACGTTCCTGTTACTTTTAACACAAAATCTTTTTGACTATCTTTCATAGTTTTTATTTTATAGTTTTACTTAATATTAAACTGCGTTTTATGGCCATACTTAAATTGCCAATTTTATCAATAAGCCCTAGTTTTAATGCTTGTTTAGCATCATAGGTTTCACCAGCCAAAACACCATCATTTGAAGTGTCTAATTTATCTGCCCTGTTTTGTTTAACTGCTGTTAAAAAAGTTTCATTTAAATTATCCAGTTCTTTAATTAATCTATCATAATTACCCCCCATCAACTCCTGATACTTCGCTATTTTTTTACTACTTTTCGTTGCAGTAACAATATTTGTTTTAATACCTTGGTTTTCGTTATACTTACTTTTATCTTGCCACATAGCCATGGTGCCTATGCTTCCAATTGTGGCATTGTATCCATTATTAGCATCATCACAAATAATTTCAGAAGCAGAAGAACCAATCCAATAAGCTGCACTACACATCATTCCATTAACAAATGCCACAACAGGCTTCTTGCTATTTTTTACTTCTTTTGCCAAGTTATCTGTTCCATCTACACTTCCACCTGGACTGTCTATTATAAGAACTATTGATTGAATGCTATCATCTGCATTTGCAGCACGAATTCCTTTTTGCAAACTTTCGCTACCCATTGCACCACAATAATCATATTTCATTATTGCTCCTTCAATTCTTACTATTTGCACCGGACCATTTGCATTTAAATTTCCGTTAGCATCTACTCTAGAAAATTCATACCTCCACTTTCTATTATCTGTATTTATAATGGCATCCATTTTTTTACCATTATAAATAAAATCGTGCAACAGATTGGCATAAATATTAGCTTGGTTTTCTTCTATAAACCAAGGTCTTGCTAGTGCTTGTATAAGAACTTTTATATCCATTTGCAGTGTAAAAATCTTTTATTCAATTGCAATACGAAAGGACAAGAAATTAACTGTAATTTTTGGCACTTACAATGTAATTAACAATAACACTATCATCATTGCCCCAATTAGCAATTACATGGCTAGGAATTTGAATGGAGACATTTTGAAAACTAGTAAAACTATTTTCATTTTCATTAAAATATCCAATAGCATATTCAACAGTACCTTCTGCATTTGGAGAAAAATCATACCCAAAAAAGTTAGTAAGTTTAATTGCATTAACTTGAACTCTATTGCCATCAGTTAAAGCTGTAAATGGTGTAATAATTTGTATCATAAAAATATTTTAAAGCATTGATAAAATTTTCCATCCTGTACTAGTGTATACATACACTCCTTCAGTTCCATTAGTTTGATAAACCATTAAGCCAACTGCTGGAGATGATATTGATGTTCTTTGCGATTCTGTCATTCTAGGTGGCAAAAAACCTTGAGTTGTGCTGTTAATTACAGCAGCTGCACTAGACACTGTTGTTTGTGTACCTACTAAAAAAGAACCACTTACTACAGATGTGTAACTGTCCCTTATTTGAAATCTTGAAGTAGCTGATGTGTAGAAATTATGATAAAAACCTCCACCACTACTATTATTATAAGAAGCTTCTCCTGTACCACCATTTAAAGATATTTTAAGTCCTGAAAGTGGAACACCACCACTCCAACCAGTAGAACCAATAACTATCCCCGTATTGTTGGTCGTCCCAAAATTTGCCCAACGGGAAGTTCTTAAATCTAAGTTAGCCACTCCTGTAAAAGCACCATTGGTAAATGTAGAGTTGATGTCTAAATTAACTAATACATCATTATTAGCTGCTGCCGTTAGTGTTTGATTAAAATAAGTCCCTCTAGCTATTGCACCACTTGCTGTTGCACTTCTACCAAAAGTATGAAAACCAGTCCAGGTAGGAGTGATAGATTGAGATAATGCAGGAGCTGCATCACTTCTCATAAAAGTGGTTGCTGTACCATTTGTTGCAGATAACCCTATTGTCCCAGTTGGGTTAGCAGCTGTAGGAACATCTGATGTTAATGCTAAAGTGCCACTAGAATTTGGTAAAGTAAAATCTAGATCAGAAAGTGCTGATGGGTTGCCAAAACTTCTCCTATAACCAGATGAGTTTATCCAACTAAATGCCCCAATTGAATTTGCATATATTCTTACACCTGAACTTGGTGTTGATG